AGTCTTTCATATTTATTAGTTAGCAAGAGATTACGCAAGGCCATTTTTACAGAGTCAACATTTGTCTTACGACTGATTTGACCTGTATTAGGATGAGGAAGAAAAGAGTGATTGAAGTCACTGAACAAATCTCGGTTCTTGGCCGAGATCTTGTACTCTTCGTTTGACCTTGCTGTCTTTACACCCATTGTTTTTCTCTTTTAATTCTTATTTATGATGGATTACCAGAAGTACCTGTAACTGGGTTGCCTGCAGAATCCAGATAAGTACCAGCGGTGTGCGTGTGATTAGGCAGACTAGTAAGTATCGCAGCTCCGCCTACAGTTGTTCCAGCTGGTAGATTGAGTGTACCGCCACCTATAGTGATATTTTGTCCGTCTACAGTAATTGTAACTGATCCACTCTTGATTATAAATTGTGTACAATTCATTGTGATAGTTGGTTTTGATCCATCACATTCGTCGACAACGAAAGAATTACAATTAGTAATAAATGTATTTGCTTTGAGATCGAAGTCTTCACTACAACTCGAACCGACGTCATCGTTTATCGCAGCGATCGCTGCAGCTTTTTGAGCTTGTACTGCTTGCAAATCTAAAACAAGTTGATCTGCATCTGCCTTCATCTTCTCAGCAAATTTTATATAGTCAACTGTACCAGCATTTCCTGGACCAGTTTCAATAATTTCTGTGGCAGCTGCAGGTGTATATAAGTCAGTGTTTGCTGATGTGCTTGATCCATAGTCATCAGTGTTAGCAACAGGAATAAATTGTGGTGGTATAACGTAACCTGATGAAGCAGGATCTGGTAAGCCACCTCCACCGAGTAGAGAACTCTCTTGATTTGGATTCCCTGCGTTATCTTGACCTAAATTACCAGATGCAAGAATACCTCTACCGCCGTCGGTATTATCGCTACGATTGGGATCGTCACCTGGGTTACAATTATCTGACATATATTATCCTGGTATCTGTACGTTAGACAGCGTATTTAAACTATCACCCATGCTGTCGACAGAGCTTTCAATTTGTGAAGTAGTATCTTTTAGATTGTCTACTTTGCCTTTGATGTCAGCCTTGAGATCCATGATTTCATTAAAACCAAGATCTTCTAAAGCTTGATCTTTCAAGTCTTCATAAATTCCGATTGCTTGATCATATAACTGAATCGCTCCAGCCATCACAGTGTCTGTAATTGATTTCAATGTATCTTTTACAAGATTAGAAATACATTCGGCCAATCTTGAGATTGCAGATGCAACTGCACCTACTAAACCAGCAAGAGCGCCAGCAAGTTGTGCGATTTGTATGGCAAGTTCAATAGCTGCTGAAATTGCAGGATCGATCAAACCTGTAATTACCTTCTTTGCCCACTTTAAAATTTTCAAAGGATTTCCTGGCAAAGATAGAATTGGAGCATATTTTGACATCAGTTCAGAAATTTTCTGCACCTTTTCCATGATCAAGTCTGTTACAGTTTTAAGATGTTTTTCGACAAGAAATTCCAGTCTTTCACAACTAAATTCTCCAGCAACTGGAGTCATAACGCCTGCAGGAGGTCCAGGCTGTTCTACCATTGTAACTCCGGTAGCAGCCTCAAACTCTTTCTGCATCTCTTCAATTCTAGCTATTGTATCTGAAAAAGACATTTGTTTATTCCTTTAACCTGGTCCGCCAGTTATAACACCATTTGTAACAGTAAAAATATCACCATTAATATCGACTATTGAACCTGTGTATCCACCTTTATCTGTACCCATACCGTCTCTAACAAACAATGGACCAAGTATAGTTGTGCTTGGTGCCTCGATAGTAACACCTACCTTAGACTGTACTATCAGTTCGTTTCTTGCGTTAATAGTTGATTGTCTATGTAAATCGAATAAGGCGTTACCGAGTACATTTAATCCAAAGTTTCCGCGGACATCGGTCACTTGATTTGTACCAACTCTGGTCGCCATCTCATTCGAAACATCGATGAACAGACTTCTCTCTTTACTCTTATCTCGCTTTCTTTCGTCTTTTGGTTTATTACCAACTAACAAGTAAAAATTATTTTGTGTAGTATGAGAAGTCGTGTTTCTTACATCGACGTAGTAATTCATTACATCATCTGAATTTACTTTTCGAACATCTTCGCCTGACGGATCATATCCTATATTTAGCCATTGATTGTTCTTTACGTCGACATATCTGTTAGTTTTATCAATATCTATTAACTGTCGACCTTGACCATCACCATCTGCGTTGTTGATTGGTTTCCAGCCTATCGATGTCAGTTGGTTGTTCGCGATCTCAGTATAATTGTTTTTCTGAGAATGCTTATCTAACTGTCGTGCTTGTTTCCATGTCCAACCAGCAGTCAGCTGAACGTTATTGGCTACGTCAGTTATGTAGTTGTATTCATATTCTTCTGGTAAGAACAACATCTTCTTATCAGCATTATCTCTAAATGCTGTTTGATCTTGCCATGAATCTGTGATCTGATAGCGTGCTGATTCACCTGATAGTTCGTTGTTTGATGTTCTCGGATAAAAACCTACGGCGAGGAAAATGTTATTAGCAACAGTCTGAATCTGATTATTACCAATACCTGTCGTCGTGTTGTTAGCTATCTCACACTTAGCAGAACCACCAACATACTGCTCATGGTTTTCTAATGATATATTGTATTCGTTACCAAATGTCTTTCGTACTCGTCTTCCTTCCCATGGTTCATGAATACCAGGTTCATGTCCCTTCTTCGGCTCGAGCCAACCAACCATCGCTTCAGGATATGCACCAGGCAGTTGGTCGCGTGGCATCGGAAGAGCATCTTTATTATTTGAGATCTCTTCGTAGTTACCTGATCGGTGCCACCAGTGAGTTCTCTCAAAACCTGGCGTGTCATCTATCTCAAATGCATGACCTGATTTTGTTGTGTGTACAAAGTTATATGGATATTCAGTATTGTAACCAGATGATGGTTCCCAAACGAGATTCATCAGACCTTGCTTGTAGCCATCTGGATTATCTGACGACTTATGTTTAGGTAGTGTTTGACCGCCTAAACCTGGTTCAGTTGCAATCGGTATATCTTGACCTTTCGGATGATTCAGCTCTCGCTGTGGATCATCGTGCCACCCTTTTGCAAGAGCAGACACATCCATATAATCAAACTCTTCTTCAGGTGGTTTTGTCTGAAGCATCTCACCTGTTGCAGTATCTGTAGGTGGTTCAGGATACAATGACAACTTATGATACGTACCGAAAATAACTGGTATATTTTGTTCATGTCCATCTAAGAAGAAACCAAATACATAAGTACCGACTGCGATACCAGTAGGCGATGTACCTACAGCATCGATCCAAAACGGTGTTTCAAACTCTTCTAGCTCTACGATCTTACGATAACTCAGACTCGCAGATTGAATAGAAGAGATTGGCCACGCCCACAAAAGGTCGTCATCAGGAACACCGTATGACTTTTTGATTTTACCAAGCTCACCAGTTTGATCGTGTATGGTTCTTACCTTTACACGACCGAGATATCGCTTGTCTTTGGGATCCTCGGTTGGATCAAGTTCAACGACTCGACCCATAAACCATTTGAATTGTTCCCCAATATTATAATAAGCCATCGAATTATCCTAGTGGTCGGCCGTATTGGTTTGGCTTTGCACATTCCATAATTAAGAAATGATTAAATCTACCATCTTGCTGTTTAGTACATGCGTGCTTTAAGTTGGTCACAATATAATTCTGTGAAAAGATTTTGCCCTGCGGTCGAGATCCTGTTGTACCTGCAATGACGGGCAATTTTAATCTGACTACATCACCAACTTTCATATCAGTGTCACCGTATGTTCTAATTCTAACAGCATACTGGAACATACGTTGTAAGAATGCTCTACCATAATGGATGTTTTTATTGTGTTCCATTTCTGGTCGAGTAC